CAAGCGAAGTTCGCAGCAGAAGCCACATCCCTTAACCAGTACCATTGTCTTGATCCTGCATCATTTCTTGCAACTATTAAATCAGGTCTGTGTTTGAATATAGATAATTGAGATTTATCAATTCCAGTTTCATATCCGTGATGACTTCCCCAAGCACTATGTCCATAAACCATACTCTCATTCATAAGTTCTATACTAGAATCAAACCATGCCCAACCACTTGAAGCACCATTTGAAACCGCATTTGTTAAAACATTTCTATGTGCTAAAATATGACCTGTTCCAAAATCATTTTGAATTACAGTTTTATATGCTGCTAAATTAGTGGTGTACATTGCACTTCCTGTATAACCACCTGTTGTATCATTATTTGCATTCATTTGTGCATTTCCCATTGTTCTTTCAGGTATCATTAACATATGTGGTTTTGTGCATTCAGTATCGCCACAATGTAGTCTATAATTAAGGTCGGCTACCAAATACTTCCTTCCACTTGATTTACCTATAATGTAATCTCCAACAAAAATATCATCAAATGTTCCTGCAGCAATTTGTTTTGTTAAAGTTCCATCATAAAATAATTCTGTTATATCTTTGCCTCTATAAATTGCGTTGTGTGCTCCTGCATTCGGTGCAACAACAATTTCTTTTAATTCGCTTAAATCTTTTTCAGTAATATATACTGTTGTTGGATCTGTTGTTATCGAAACATTATCTGCATTATCAACAGTAATTACCATATCAAAATAATGCTCTTTTTTAGCTGAAATTGAATTATTTATATATTCCGCTTTATCTCCATAATTGATATATGCAAAAAGTATTTCTTCATTTGTATCAGGATCTATTGCATATAAACCTAATTCTCTTAAATAAAAACTAGCATCTGCATCTGTGTTTTGGAATAAACCTCTAACAGTTACTTGTGTATCTGTATCTCTTGATATTTTTGTAATATCAAAATTTAAAACAAAGTTAGACAAACCTGTTAAAGCTTTTATTGCACTAGCACTAGTATCTAAAAGTTCGCCATCTCCAATAGCAAACTTTGAAAATTTTAGAGTTTTTGCTTCTAATGTTTTTGCAGCTAAAATAGCACCTTGCGTTGTTATATAAGTTACTTCAGTTGCCATTTTTTATTCCTCCTTTATTTTTAATATTATATATTCTTGTCTTACAAGTGCTAATCCAACACCTGTATTTAAAGATAATTTATGTTCTTCTGTTGTTGTTTCAGTATCAACTGTTAAATTTACAAATTTATTATGAATTAATGTTGTTCCAAAGTTATATGGTAAAAATATCTGTCTTTGAAGATTTAAATAATATTGATATATATCATATAATACTTTTTCTAACACATTTGCCTGTTCATAATTTAATGTATTATTGTATATTATCGTTTCAGTTAATATTGAAGTACAGAAGCTTTTTAATGTTTCTATATTTCTTCTAATTCTATCAATTTGTGTTCTTGTAGGAAAGTCTGTCATATTCCAATCAGTTTTTATATTAAGACTTTTACTAAAACCATATTTAAGAAACAAAGTATATAAATACTCACACCATTTTTCTACTCGGTTTAAGTCTGTATAATTATATGCTCCTTTTAGAGAATTTGAATTATCAGGATTATTTAGTGCAGTACTTACATCACTTAATAGTCTATTATAAATTAAATCTTCCATTATTCATCTTCTCCTTCCAAATAAGTATAAGTATTTCTAATCAATGTTGCTCCTATATTTTGTGCTAAACCTACTGTCATTTTTTCATATGCTAATCTAATTCGTGTATTCAATTCTGCTTTTACTATGAATCCACCTGTTAAGTCTATATCAAATTTATTTGCGTGTCCTACTAACAATTTGTTGTAACTCTGATCTACTTCTAAATCTTGCGTTAATACTTCATCATTTAGTAAAAATTCTAAACTTGTTTTATAAGTTTCCTTATAATATTCTAATATTTTTGTTGCAATAGTTTTTGCATTACTTTTACTTACTAAATATGCACTTTCTATTTTCAATATGTTTTTAGATTCGTTATCATTAGAACTTTCAAGTTCTACTAAATACTCTTGTAAGTTATCTTCATATTTATAACCATTTATTACAACATTGCTTTCAGCTGTGCATGAAATAATTGCATAATTGCAATTTGATTCAATAATAGTCCCACCTGTACAACTAATATTACATACAGGATCATTAAATTTTATTGTTGTTTCTCCTGCATCTAACGTTCCTTCATATAATTTTGAGGATGCTGTAGTTTTTGTATAATTATGAGCAACAACGGAAACACCAGTTACAATTTCATTTTGTTCAATTTCCAAAGAACCTTGAAACCTGTTCCCTTTATCTATAATTTTCCTATCTTCTACATTTTCTACATCTTCAACTGTATATATTTTTACTTTATCACTTCTGCTACAATCAGCAACAGCACTTATTGCAAATATTACTTGTTGTAATGCTTCTCTATGTGAGCAAATTGGAAGATATCCATTCAATACAATAGCTTTTAAATCTTCTTGAATTTCATAATCTTCACTGCTTAAACCTGCAGATGTAAAAATTTCATCTAATATTTTTGTGACAGTTATATTTTCATATATACCACCATTAAAGTCGGTTTTATCCATAATTCCTACTAGATCAATTGCAGAAATCTCCATTTGTTTATCGTGTTTATTTTTCCAAGTATCAAGATAGAATGTTCCCATATCTATTGTCTTGTTTTCTTTTGTTAATATTTCTGTTACTTTTAATTTTTGTCGTTGTTGTAATAATGTATATACACCTTGAGGATTTAAAATATTAAAATCATCATCTACAGAGTATATTGTAAAGTCTAATGTATTTATAGGTATTTCAGAACTTAACAAATCAACTTCTTCTAATATACTTGCACTTTTTAAACTTTCTCCTTCAAAAGTTTTTTCTGCACCATATAGTATTTGATATAGTTTTAAATATCTGTGTGGATTATTTGTACTATAAAATGTTATTATAATTTTTGTATAATTTTCTACAATATTATTAGCAACATATTTATAACCATCTGGTGTAAAATCTACATTACTAATTAGATTGTTTTCTTTATCGTAATACTTAATATTAAGTTTATTACAATAATCTCCTGCTTCACTAAAAAGAAATGTAAGACCTAAACTGCTATGTGTTTCAGTAAAGTCAATTTCTAATGTTAGTGGAGTTTCAAAATTCCCGTTTTCATCAGACATTTGATTACTCCACCAACACATATTATCTAAAGTGTCTGGCATTAATACAAAACTTCCATCTAGTGCAAATTGATTTCTTTCTAATGTTCCATATTTTGTTTCTACTATATCATCAGATTTTAAATCTTCTAAATCAACAAAACTTTGTTGATCGTTAACAGTTAATCCACTATCGTTTTTTGCTGTAACATCAACAAATCCAAATTGAATGCTTGTTTTTGTTTTCATACCATCAACTCCTTGCTGGCTTTTTAGCCGTGAAGTTTACCGACATATCTTTTCTATATGCTCTGCCACCTCTAAATTCATATATTGTTCTAGCAACATTATTAAAATAGGCTCTAAATTCAAAATTTGCAATTTTTATATCGTGAAATTCTTCAGGTTCTGTTAGCTTGTCCCATAGCCTTTCAAATTCCTCGTAATTGTCATCAGTTTGAGGTTCAAACTTAATGTCAGAAAAATTGAAATATACACCTATTAATTCTCTTTTTAAGTCTCCGTCATCCGTTCTATTAGCATATTTATCTAAAAAGTCTGCTGTCTCTTTTATGCCTGCAAATACACCAATATTATATTGGATTCCATCTATTATTATAAAATCATATCTTTCTGACATTATGTAACACCTCCTATAATCAATTTATCGCCTTTTCTTTTACTTTCTCTATCTAATTCAGGTTTTAATACTCTTATTAATTGTGCTAATGTTCCATTGAAGTTTATTACAATTTCTCTTGGCTCATTATCCTTTGGATCATCATCTTGTTCTTTAAATAATTTTAAAGCTGTTAAAATCATCTCTAACATTTTGTCTTCTGGTGCAACAACCTCTCCTTGATGCTTGTTATCACCAATCATTGCAAGTTGTGGCGTGTTTGCTTTTACATAACCACCTTGTGCAAGTCTTGGAATATTTAATTGATTTAGTTTTCCTATGCTTACACCAGGAATAGCATTTATTACATCAATAGCACCATTTATCATATTTACAAATTTATTAACAATGTTTTCAATCATTCCAAGAACACCATTAATACCACTTTTTACTGCACCGCTTATTGCATCTCCTATTTTTGTTCCTAGTGCACTAAAAGTATTTTTTACATTGTTCCATATACCGCTAAAGAAACTTGCTATATTTCTAAATATAGAAGTTATTTTGTTATAAGCAGTTTGAAAAGCATTTACTATACCATTTTTAATACTATTTACAGCATTAACAATTCCGTTTTTTATTCCATTCCAAATATTTGTTACAGTATTTTTAATACCATTAAATATATTGGTTATTACGGTTTTTATCGCATTAAAGACTGTTGTAATAATAGCTTTTATAATATTTATAGCTGTTTCTATAACCCCCTTAATTGCGTTCCATACTGTAGATACAATTCCTTTAATTGCGTTCCATATTCCAGAGAAGAAAGTTTTTATTCCTTCCCAAGCTTTGTTCCAGTCTCCTGTAAATATTCCTACAACAAAGTCTATTAAACCTCTTAATGTTTGTATAATTCCACCTATTGTATCAGCAATTGCACCGAATACAGATGATATTGTATTCCATATGCTTTCTATTATTGGTGTTAATACTGGAATAACATTTGCAATTATCCAATCAATTACAGGCTTTAACACATTATTCCATAAAGCTGTAATTGCATCTGCTATACTTCCTACAAGTGCTGCAACATTATCAACAAATGGTTTTAAATGTGTATTCCATAATTCATTGAATTTGTTTGCTATATTATCTAATACAGGAACTACATATTGATTGTAGACATCTAAAAACTTACCAAAAGTATCACTTAAGCCTGTCTTTAAACTATCCATTAAAGGTTTTATATGTGTATCATATACTTCATTCCATTTATCACCAACATAAGTAAAAGCTTCAGCTAAAGTTCCTGTTACTGTTTGAATTGGTTGTAACAAGTTTTCAAATGTTTGTTTTATCCTATCTGTATTATCAATAATTGGTTGTATAAATACTGCTTTTAAATCTGTTACAAACTTTGTACATACTTCTATTACACTCATAAAAGGATTTGAAAACATAGCAATTATATCTGCACCAATTTGTTTAGCTGTATCTCCTTTAAATACATCAGATATTTCTCCTAATGCTTGCCATAAGTTCCCTGTTAATGCAATATCTTTACTTGAAATATTAAACATATTTGTTATAAAAGATTTTATTCTTTCAACATTTTGTGATAAATACTCATCAACACTTCCCACAAAAACTTCAGCAATATTTGTTCCAATTCTTGCAACACTTCCTACTGCTTGACCTAATGCGTAAGATAAAGTATTTACCCAGTTATTTGCTGAATTTGTTACTTCTGGATCAGTCCATATTTCAATTATTGTTTCTTTTATATTATTCAAATGTGATACTATTCCATCAAAGTTTGTGTCTCCAAAACTTATATCAAATCCATTTTTGAATATATTTGCCAATTCTTTTACTCTATCTATAAGTCCATTAAAAGCTGTTGTATCTTCTTTTACTGTGCTTGTTACATCTAATGAATCAGTTAAACCAGAAGCACCACCAGTACTTCCACCACCTGAACTGCTAGATGTATCGCTTTCTTGCGGTAATACATTCAAATTATCAAAACTTGCTAAATTATTTAATTGTTTTGCTGTTTTCTTTGCACTATCTCCTGCTCCACTTATTGCTGATGAAGCATCCTCTGCATTTGTAGCAATATCTCCTATTCCATTTGAAACAGTTTCTACACTATCAGCTTGTAACCCAAACAAAGACATTACACCAGAAAGTGCTGTAAATAACCTTGTTACAGCATTTACTGCAGATGTAATAATTGGAATAAATAGTTTTGCTATTGGTTGGATCACATTACCGATTGCAGTTTTCATATTAGTAAAAGCTTGTGAAAGCATTGCTAGCTTTCCTGAATAAGTACTTGTATATACTGCAGCATCATTGCTTTGAAATTTTGTTTCTTCCAGGATGCCATTTACTTCTGCTTGTATTTTTTCTTGCTGTGTTAATTGATTTGTTGTTTTTCCTATTGATTTTGCATAGTCTTCCCACATCTTTGCCACATTTTTTGTTACACCTGCATTATCAACTAATATACTATTTTCATTTTTCAAACCTTCTGATGCAGTTTGTACTGCTTCGCCTAAACTATATGTACTCTGCCTTCCAAATGTTGCACTATTCTTCAAAGCTGTCATTGTTTTTTCTATTTGCTCTGAACTATATCCTCTCGCTGCTAAATTTTTATATGCTGTTACAGCATTATTAAGTGGTACTAATCCATCAGAAATATAATCATTTATGAAGCTTTTGGCTTGCTCAAAACTCTTTCCTTGTCCTGTAAGTATGGAATTTAATCCTATCCACGCATTAGAAGTTTCAGTTGCTACATTTAAACATTCTTTTCCAAATTTAACTATTGCAGTAACAGAAAAAGCTACTGCCACAGCTTTACCTATTTTAGACAATGTTGATGAGATTTTAGAAGATGCTGTATTTGCTTGTGAATCTACATTTTTTAATTGCGAATTAAATTTATCGCTATTAAGTATCAAACTTAAATCTATTTCTCCTACATTTGTACTCAATTATCTCACCTACCTTTTTCAGCCATAGTTTTAAACATATTTTTTATGTTTTCCATTGCCTGTTTATAGTTTTCTTCAGTTATTTGAGAAGCGGTCTTATTAAGCCATTTGCTTCTTATTTTTCTTTCCTCTGCTGTGAATTTCTTTAATGTCTCTGGATCTTTTTCGCTTCTGATTCTTACAATATTTCCTAGTGGTGTTTCACTATTTAAACCTGATAAAAGGCTTGTAAATTCCCCCCATTCCATATCTTGCATTTGCTTTCTTAATCTAATTCCATATTGTTGAGCAAATGAACTTTCTATTAAGTCCCAATCTTCAAATAAATCATAATAAGTTTCGTAAGTAGTTATATTATTGAAATCGTTTCTCCATCTCTTCGAACTCCACTTCACTTACAATTGCTGAAATTGCTATAATAACAGACCTTAATCCGTCTATGGTTAATTTCATATCTTTTATTTCTTTTAATGCTTCTTTACCCATTAAAACTTCAATCATTTCGTACATACTACTGATTGAAAAATCTTGATTTTTTAATTTTTCTTGAACTATCAAATAAGTATCTGCACTATTATCAACTTCAAATTCTTTTCCTTCTGCTAATTTTATTGTTCTTTTCTCTTTTCCTAATTTTGAACTAATATCAATAACTGACATTTAAAATCCCTCCATTTGTTATTTTTTATAAAAAAAAATTGCCCCAGTAGATAACTACTGAGGCGTTTTTTTATCCTGCTGGTGTTACAGTTGGTTTTCCATTTGACATAACCTCAAATTCTAAAGGTGCTACATTTGTGCTGTCTCCTGTACCTGCATTGCTTACTGATATTAAGCAATCGAATTTTACAGT